TGCAATTATAACCTATGCAACTGTTTTCATCAATCGGCCCTGGCGATGATATAATACAACCATGGGTCGCCCACTCACAGATCAATGGATAGGACCACCTCATGACCGCGGACCTGTGCTGATGCCAGTGATCAACAATCAAGGCCGTGTGGGTCGAGGTTGGATCATCAAGCAGGTTGGCAGCGATAGATTCTTGGTACAGGACTGTGACACTGACGAGATAGGCAGCTACAGGCTCTGTGAATCAGCCGAACCACCCATGTCCGGACTGATGAGCATCAGATTCACTGGCATGGCCTCGGGATTTGCCATGCGCATCACCAGCAGCAAGATCAAGGACTGGCATGGCAACCATCTGGAGTGGAGCATCTGGGGCCCAGAGCCCAACAGGGTACATGTGGTTGACAGCAGCCTGACCGCTAAATAACTGCTCATAACAGGGAGATATCCACATGGCAAAAGCACCTGCTGCAGCACCTAAGGCATGGACGCTGAGAACACTGGTCGTAGGCGACCGCGGTGACAAGGTTTGGACCATCCAGACCTACGACACCAAGGAAGAGGCTAATGCAGCCTTGCGCAGCATGAATCCAGACCAGAGCAGCGTGTACCCCACTGACAAGCAGGGCCTCGTGGACAAGATTGGTTCTGGCACCAAGAGAGGTAACTGATCATGGGCAGCAGATTAAGCCAACGCTATTGGAACAAGTCGCTGTGGCAAGCACAGAACAGCCTGTTCCTCGGTTACATAGTGGATACCACGCTCACTGTCACGCAGATGATCAGCGGTTTCATCGAATTGAACACTATACTGGAACCCACGGGACCGGACGACAATACCACGATCACTGCCTATGGAACGGGCACAGGAGGCATTGGTGATTACACCATCAGCTACAGCCAGACCGTGGGTGACATCAATAACCCAGTACCTTTTACTGGATACACTGCCAACAGCGCATTCAACAACATCATCATACCTATGGCCAATCTGGGTTATGGGTCAACATTCGCCTACATAGTGCGCCAGATCAGCAGCAACAGCTTCTTGCTACAGGACTACTACAACAACGCCATACAGCTGCCATGCACGCTCACAGACAATTACAACGTACCAAACGTTGGTGACATGTGGATAAGCATGATGTGGTACAACGCTGACGGTGCTGAAGGCTACTATCAATCCGTAGTAGAGCTCAACGACAACACGGTGATCAGCTTCAACAGTGGCCACATAGGCGTTGGAGGTGACGGCGGCGAAGGCTATGCTTACCAACAGACAGACGGAACCTGGGAAGTAAACATGCCTTGGTTGTTAGGTACTGTGTATGATACCAATCTGGCACAAGGTTGGGCCAGCATCTGGACCAACAGTTACTTCTGGGATCTCTGATAAATATCACGAAACAATTATGGGGCAACAGTACCCCGTAGGCTTAGAACGCCAAGGAGAATACAATGGGACGTCCCCTCAAGAAGAAATATTTTGGTAATGTCACTGCCAGCGGACAGGCAATCATAGGCAACGCATGGATACAGGGCGACACAGTCGCTCGTCCAAGCTGGATAGTCAAGCAGCTGACCAGCAGCAGCTATCAGTGGCTCAGTGTCAACGGACAGGGTCCAGCAACGCCAGGCCAGTGCTATCTAGTCAACGGACCAATCACGGGTCCAGGACAGGCCAACATCGCAGTTTACCCATATGGCGGCGAAGGCGGCGGCGCAGTTGCTGCCAATGCTAACCTAGGTGTGTACGCTGGCACTGTCATAGTGGCCAACACGGGTTCTGTCACACAGGATTACGGCGTGGGCAACGTGCTCAGCTTGACAGGCGGCACATACACTGGCAACCAACAGGCCAACGTCACTGTAACCAGCGTCAAGGTCGCAGCTGACAACATATCCACAGCGGGCACACGTTACAGCGTGGGCGATACACTGACCTTCAGTGGCGCAGGCTACAGCACTCCTGTGGTTTTGACAGTTAGCTCAGCCAACGGCACAGGTGGTATCACAGGCGTGAACATCACCAACCGCGGAGTTTACACCAGTGCTGCTTTGCCCGCTGATCCAGTGGCATCAACTTCCAACGTGGCAGCCAACGTGGATGCCAACGGTGCCACGTTCAATTTTGTCTGGGGCATCAACGCATTCAGCGTGGCAAACATAGGCGACTACACCACACTGCCTGCCAATCCGGTCAGCCTCAGCGGTGGTGGTGGTACAGGAGCAACCATCAACGTGACTTACCAAGTCAGCAGCGTACAGGTCACCAACGGTGGCAGCGGATTTGATCCAGGCAACGAAGCCAGCGTGACATTTGGCACAGGCAACGCCACAGCAGTGGGTGTGGTCAACGCAGCCGGTTCTGTGACCAGCGTGACTGTGATCAGCGGCGGCAGCGGCTATGTGGCACGCCCCACAGTGTCTCTGAATCCAATCAGCACACCCACACTGGCTGCGGAGATATATGACAACACTGTCAAGAACTTCTCAGGTCAGACGTGGAGCTGGTTGCCAAATGGTTATCAGTTGCCTAGTCCAACCTGGGCACACATCAACACCCAATAACCCTTGCCTGCTGTTGTAGCTGGCAGACTCGGACGATACCCCTGGAGAACCATAGTAATCCAGGGGTATCGTTTGACTGAACCACCGCGTAGCAAACTGTCACACGGGTTTTCGCGCGAACACTAAATATCTCACGCACAGGAGATGTCACATGGGTCGCCCCGTAAAGAAGTCATACATGGGTCCGTATACCCTACCAAACGTAGTGCCTCAGAGCCAGGGATCGCTGATACAGGGCACAGCATGGTTCCCAGATCTCAACGGCACAGCACTGGCATTCCTTGACAAGCAAGTTGGACCAACCAGCTATCTGTTCCGCAACGCAGCTGACTACACCATGCTGAGTGGTCCTTGTGAACTGGTACCAGGTGATGTAACTGGACCAGGACAGGCCAGCGTGTTAGTGTACCCTTACCTTTACACCGATGCCTACGGCGCAGAAGCTCATGTGGCCAACATCAGCATCGCCTCAGTGACCGTGGACAATCCAGGCACCAGCGGATTCCTTGCTGGGAACTTCCTGGCCATCAACACGGGTGTGTATGCTGGGGGCGAAGGCATCGTGGAAGTGCTGAGATTCACAGGCACAAACTTTGCTGTGAGCGGTGGCAGCAGCTTTACCACCAGCAGCACCATAAGTTTCAATCTGGGCACAGGTGGCACCAATCCTCTACAGGCACAGGTAGACGTGACCACGGTTGATCTCAGCGGCGCTATCACTGGATTCAATGTCATAGTCACAGGCAGCAGCACTGGCACAGCCAGCACATCAGGCGGCAGCTTTGATGCTACCACAGGCGGCGGCACGGGCGCAGTGATCACATTTGATACCATCCTTGACAAGGCTCACCAAAACACCTATGGCAATCCGTTGGCCATTGCCAATGTGGGTTCATACACAAAGCCAACTTCATATAATGCTGATATTTACTATCTCACAGGAGGTGGCGTTGGTGCCACCATCAACGTCAGTGCTTGGTTCAGCAACAGCATCGTAGTAACATCGGGTGGCACAGGTTACAGCCAAATAGACCCGCCACCAGTGCTGATATATGACCCATTCATGAGCGGTGTACAAACAGCTGTGGCCACTGTGAACGGTGGTGCCGTGACAGACATAGAATTCACAGGCACTCGTCGCACGTTCCCACAGAGTGAACACGGCGCACATGACAGTGGTCGCATGTTCCCTGCTGTGGCCATCGATCCACTGGCAGTGCCCACGGCAATTATCTCAAGCTACGGACCTGCCAGCTGGGATAATTACCCTGATATCGTGAACGGTGGCAGTGCCTACACCCAGGGTGACACGCTTACGCTGGTGGGCGGCGCCTACATTGGTGAACCTGCCACTATCTATATCAACTCGGTTGACGGAACTGGAGCCATAGGTACTTTCTACTGGAACTATACCACAGCTGAATACACAGCATTCCCTGCCAATCCAGTGAGCTTCACGGGCAGCACAGGCACAGGATTCCAGATCAACATCAACAACAAGCAATTGGCACCATACAACATCACAGTGACCAATCCAGGTGGTGCTCCGGGCTACAATGCCTGGGGACCGGAGGGTCCTCCAGTTTTCGTCACACCAAGCGGGCCAAACACTGGTCCAGAAGGTGCCATATTCTATCCAGTGGGCAGTCCAACCATAGGCATCACAGGCGTGAGCACAGGTGGACCAGAAGGCCAAGTGGGTGTGTATTATGCCAACACTGCGGTACAGATAGGATTCGTTCCGTTACAGCATGAGCATGTGCCGCTACCACAGGCACAGAAGATCATGGACCGTACGGTTCTAACCTGGGACAACCAGATCTATTCATGGTACTTGATATCAAACAACAACATCCTGCCAGACCCAACTTGGGCCTATCTCCAAACTGGTGGTCAGCAGATACAAAATGGCGGTTAGTAGCCTAGCATACGCAATAGCCTATAGATGACAACGCCGGCGCAAAGCCGGCGTTTTTGTATCTACTGTAGCGTAATGGTATCTTAAGCCAGCTTTTCTTGCAGTGCCTTGAGACCGCAGACAACGCTAGCGTCGTCTAGCACTGTGACAGGACCACGCTGCCAGTTTGGTGCGATTGTTTTGAGATCTTCACTAGTGATCTCTGTAGCAGGATCAACTGTGCCCCAGTTTTTAACTGACTTTTCAGTGAACTCAATCTTCTTTTCTGTGAGCAGCGCCTTGGCACGTTCGCTGTAGGTGTCGTTCTTGAATGTGTAGATGGTAGTAGCCATGATCAATCCTCCTGGATGGTTGCACACATATTTATGACAGCATCATATCAGCTTGCGTATGTCCAGCGTTTCTGGGATCTTGCCAATGTCTTTGAGGAAATATGCACAATAGGGCTCTGGTCCGTCGCTCAGAGGCACTGCCAAGATCTGGCCATTTTTCAACTTGGGAAAGAACCATTTGACATCTGGCCAGATGTTGACAATTTCCAAACGCATGAAATTGGGCATGTAGCCATTGATGGGATTGAAGCAAAACACATCAAAGTCTTTGTCATTGAGATAGATCAGGGGCATGATTTCTATTTCGCCGCTGTCTTTGTCGCCTATGATCACACTCCAATCCAAGGGCATCTGCAGATTGTATTGGCCTATGCGCAGATCCACACAGGGGCTGTTGAAACTTTCAAGAAACACCAATGGCACAAAGAAGTAATCCACATTGTTTTGGTCACTGTAGTCCAAAACACCAAAACGCACATCGTTGGCATCGTCGGGTATCTGGTTGAGATTGAAGCTGAAATTGCTGGTAGTAAGTATTTTCATGTCAACCATACTTATTGGTTGACCAAAGGTCAAGTGTGAGATTCTCAGGCGTTTCTGTCAACTTTCTCTATGCTGAAATCATATCGAGCGGTGTCATAAAATTGCTTGCGTTTGGACAAGTGCTTGGCACTGAATTTACAACTGCTGGTTATGTCCCAGATCTGTATAAAATCCTTGTCTTGTGCCTTGCGTAGACCGCGGCCTATGCTTTGGATCACACGCACAAAGCTTTTGCCTGGCTCAATCATCACCAAATTGAACAGTCTGGGCACATTGATGCCCACTGCTGCCACGCCATAGGTGGCTATCAACACCTGATCATCGCTGATGGCAATGTTGTCATACTCTTCCTTGCGGTCTTTGGTCTTGACCGCTCCACTTATAAATGCACTGTGTTTGATAAGATCAGCCAACATCTTGCCAGTTTCAATGCGATCCACCAGTACCAGCGTGTTGCCGCTGTCCTTGATAGTACCAATCTTCTTGGCCATCCACTTGATGCGATCGGTGTCAGTGGTAAGGAACTTGAGCTCTTCTTGATAGTTGGTATACTTCACTGTCTCGCGAGTCTGCAGCACATTCACATGACACTTGGCCAACACGCCTCGGTCCTGTAGCTCGTGCGCAAACAGGTCCCCAACGTTTGGTCCAATACTGGCCAACAGACTCATCTGATCCTGCTCTTCTTCAGGAATAGTGCCTGTCAGTCCCCAGCGTATGGGTATGTGGCGAAAATTGTTGGTCAGCAGCTTGGTCAGCACATCGGCCTTCACGCTGTGAGCTTCGTCAACTATGAGACAGATCAGATCTGTCATGAATATCGCATATTGGTGATCATCCAGCGCATCTTGGCTCTTTTTTTCAAGCACACTGAGACTCTGCCAGGTGCAGATGCTGTGTGTGCGATCATATTCCTTGCGATCACCATACAGCACGCCCACGTCTAGTCCAAGGTTGCGATAGTCAATCTCAGTCTGCTCAACCAAGCTCTTGTTGGGCACGATCACTATGCTGCGGCCATAGGGTTCTATCAAACCGCTTAGTGTAGCTGTGATCAGAGTCTTGCCCGCGCCTGTAGCAACCTGTTGCACTGACTGGAGATTTTCCACAAATGTGTTGACTACCTGTACCTGGTAGTCGCGCAGCACGATGGGCATGCCTGCTCGCTGATGTCCCATGGGCCAGGTCTTGTGTGCATGCACCTGATCTGTCACAGTGTTGAGACTCAGCTCATATGGCAGTCTGCGATCACTGATCTCAAAATCATAACCATGCTCTTGTAGCACGGGCAGCATGCGATCCAAGAGATTGAGATAGGTACGGCCGCCCAGCGTGGCAAAGCTCTTGGTTCCGTCCCATCTGCCGAGACGATATGCAGCACTATAACGTGCACCTGGCATAAAGAACTTGACAGCATTCACACAGGCCTTGCGAGCCGCTAGATCCAGCCCTGTGATCTTGATGTTGCACTCGTCTTCAATCTCTATGATGGCATGTTTGATCATAAGCAATTATACCAATGCTAGTGCAATACGCAAGTGCCGGTTACGCTGTCGTCCATGCTCCGGCGACCGTTTGATCGTAGGTCCGTTCACCCAGTGATCCGCTGCTCAGCATGTCACTGCTTCCTCACAGTTGAGACACATGGCCTCTAACAATACACTAGGCTTCACGCTCATACCTTGACATGGTGCCGTCAGGTCCCATGGACCTAGGCATGCTGTGCTGCGCGGATATGCGCACGCTGCACCGCCACCATTACCATACCCCAGCTGACCTGCAGTGCTTGGACGATGACATGCCACCATGTCGCACACAGTTTCGCCAGTTGCGCAGGCAAATGCTACCCACTGCTGGTACCGCCTCAGTGGCAACGCAACACATGCTATTTAATGGCAAAGGCCAGACAACACAAGAGTCAAGCTGCCTTGCGATGGCAGCTTTTGGCCACAACAGCTTTCCAGTTGCCAGGCATGGCCTTGCGCATGTCGCTGATCTTCAAAACCATGCGCAGGCTCAGCTCTCGCAGCTTGTGGCTGTGTTCTGTGATGTAGTCCAAAACCTCTGCCTTTTGTGCATCAGTGAAGTCATAATCACGCAGCATGTCATGGCGTTCCACAGTGTTGCGAATATGCAGCAGTTTTTCATGAGCAGTGTCAATGCCAATATCCATGTAGTGGCAACGACTCACAATGGCTTCCAAATGATTTTTCAATCGCTCGCTGCGCAGCTGATCAAACTTCACATTGGTGATAAACACAATACCACCACGATACTCAAAACTGTGCGGAATGCCTGCACGCTCCAGGTGGATGCTGCGATGATTGTAGCTGATGCGACGTGTTTTCTTGCTGTCCAGTGCAGCCTTCAACAGATTGAGACAGTCGTCCTCATAGAGCACGCCGTCGCAGTCATCAAACACCAGCACCTGTCCATCTTCGCGGAAACTGTAGAGTTTTTCCACCAACATACTGGCACTGCAACCACCACTGATCACTTCATACATCTGTCCCATGCCGTTCATTCGGCCCAGCAGATCCAGTGTGCGCTGCAGAGTGCTTTCCACTGTGTAGCTCTTGCCGATACCTGCTGGTCCGCTGACCACCAAGCCTTTGACCACATTGGCTGCCACTGCGCGGCTCATGTCTTCCAGAATGGCAAAGGTCTCAGTCAGCTCGCGCCGGATGTCGTCATCGCTGCGCACAGCAGCAGGCTGCAGGGTCATGGTTGGTGCGTGAGGACCCACGTAGCTGATCTGGCTGAGATCCTCTAGATAGATGCGATTGCGTCCAGCACGCAGGCCCGGCACACCGTGGCCGTCTGCAGTGATATAGATACCATCCTTGTCGGTTTTGGCAGGCTGAATCATGTTCACAGTGACATCATTCAACATCACACCACTGCGGGTGCGGCCCTTGGCCACTCGCACAAAGCAGGCGCGATCTTGGAACACATGATCAAAGCTGTCTGGCATATGCGGGACTCCCTGTGTCTGGTGTCACGCACAATAGCATGTTATATGGTACTGTCAAGTAATTTATATGATAAAAAATCATTGAGATCATTGGCAAATAATTCATTATCCACGAGTATCAAGGTGAGCATCCTCCATGCCAACTATTCGCAGCTTGATGATGTTGGATATGTTGTAGGATTTCTGCTCTAACCCCTTGATCAGAGCCAGATACTTGTTGCGCACCAGGGCCACCTCATTGACCAAAGTGGCCATGGTCACCACGTCATCCTCACCATCAATGTATTTTTCAATGCTGCGATCTGTGAGTTCGCGCTGATATCGCTCGAGATAACGACGATAGTGGTCGCTGCGCAGCTTGTCATATCTGATATTGAGATGTTTGAGTATGGCTTCCAGCTCCTGCAGCTGACCAAATCTATAGGCCACAAGTCCGCTGAGCTCTTGGGCAGCACGTTCTATGCTGCCCACGATCTTGGCTTCAACCCAACTGCTGTCCAACTGCTTTTGGTAGTAGTCAATCGCATCAGGCAGCTGAGCCATGTCATGGACGACGCGATTGTACCACATGTATTACACCTGTCTAAGTACCAAACTTTTGGTAAAATTGCCACAGCTTCCAATCAATCTGCTGCAGATACCGCAGCATGGCAAACTGGAGCTCCAACTGCATGGCTGCCATTTCCACAGGGTCTTTGGCAGCTACCGCAGCATCCACTTTGTTTTTCAATAGGTCTATGAACACTTCTCTTGTTTGATTTGATGGCTGTGGCATGTGTCAGTGATCCTCATCATAGTCGTGTTCGTCGTAGTGCTCGTCATCTGATTCACCAGTGTAGTGCACATCAATGGCACTGTCAAGGTAGCCATCTTCGCCCCGAATGGCTTCAAAGTCGTCTCGCTCCATGCCCTTGTCTGCAAAAATATCAACCAAACGCCCTGCCATGTCTTCGCGTTTGCTATTGGGCAGCAGGTCAATCACAGCATCCCATACTTCCAAAAGCAGGCTTGACCAAAACTCCATACCTCAGTCCTCCGTTGTCTGATTGTCTGTGTCTGCGATGTCATCCAGACTCCCGGGCAAAGATATCTTGGTCTCATCCCACTCTGTCATGATGAGATCCAATAGGTCGTGGGTGATACCACTGCGAAAATATTTGTGTTCTTTGCCCTGCCTGTCAGTGTATTTCAGCTTGTTGCCGTCCTTGACCAGCACGCCCTTTTTCTCAAACATTTCCACAAGACCACTGTATTCATCCATACCAGTGTCCCAGGGAATCTTGATCTCCACGCTTTCAAATGGCTTGTTGTAGCGTGTTTTCATGATCTTGCAGGCAGCACGTATGCCCCGGATGTCAGTGGTTTTCTTGCCATCTTCATCTTCTTTGAGCTTGAGCTTGCGCATGGCAACCACAATGGAACTGGCATAGATAAACCCCTGTCCACCGCTGATCTTGTCGTCTGGATCAAACATGTCCTGGCTGGCATAGGTATGATTGGTGACCACCAGTCCCACGTCATACTCGCCAAACATGTTTACACAGTTGCGCACCAGTGATGCCAAGGCCTTGG